TCATTGTTTACTGTGAGTCCAATAAATAGATTTGTGTAACCGGTTAATGTTAACATGTAATCATGTACAGATATTAGTTCTGTATACTTGTTCTCGAGCTTATCTAATATAACTTTGATAACTCCTGCGATAGATGTTAACCCAGAATACTCTGTTCTATCTCCATATGAATATGGGATATTATCCAACAACGCCATACCATCATTACAGTCGATTGTAATAGGGGCTAGGAAATCTTCTACCGAATAGTCCTCTGAGTATATACCTGTTGATACATACCCTTGCCAAATGAGTGTGGTGTCGTTATATATCTTAACAACGAACTCCTGCGGATCATCGGTATATAGATCCAACATTGATAGTGGTTCTGCTAAGACTCTAATCGATGCTCCCGAACCATTGGTCGGCTTATATATATTATCTTCTTGACCATTAAAAGTAATAGTCAGGGGAGTCTTGTCTGGTACTAAATCAGTTGTTCCACCTGTCCACTCCTTTTGCCATATTTCAATATTGGTGTCGGAGTCTGATAATCTTTTATATGATGTTGTAAATCTTAATGCGTAGGCCATGTTTAACTAAATGAGTCTTGTTTCTTTATTTGATTTTCTAATACTCCAACTAATGCCGTACCTTCTATTCTAAAGTTTACGTCTCCACCACCGGTTCTTCCTAACAATGATTTCAACTTATCTAATGGCGCGATAACTTCTGGATTATTCTTGGCTCCAGCATATTCTCCTACCATACCCAAGGTTGGACCAGATACGATACCCCCTGTTGCAAACTTCTGTGCTGAGATTATTGCTATCTGTGATAAGGTTGCTGCGATGATGGTAGGGATAACTAATGGTGATAGGATTCCTGTTTGTCCAATTACTTTAACAATACCTAACGCTCCATTGATAACAGCTTGTGCTATAGCTATAGCCTTCTGTCTCTTTGCATATTTCTTTTCAATTTGTTCTTTCTTCTTAACATCATCACCTGCTGCTTTCAACTCAGCGTTCTTAGCGTTCATCATTAACGCTGATACAAAATCAAGGGATGCTTGTGCAAACTCTGCTATACTATCGTACTTCGCCTGTTGTGCTGTTACGGCCGCTTCATCTTCTTTTAACTTACGATCTATTTCTGCTTGATCTATTTTTGCTTTCTTGTCCGCTTCATCCAGATGAGCCTTCGTTCTTAACAGGCCGTACTTCTCTTCAATCGCCAGTTTCTCTGCTTCGGTGAGTTCCTTATTCCTCAACTCCTCCTCCATCGCTTGTTGATATTCTAACAACTGTTTCTCAAGACCAGTCTTTCTTAATACAGCTACTTGATTCTCCAGGTCTCTGAGATTGTCGGCTTGACGTTCTTCTAAGTCAGCCTTCTCTTTGGCTGTCTCCATAGCCTCGTCATCTAATTTCTGTTGGGCTATAGCTGCGTCGGCCACTTCTTTCGCCTTCTTATCACGAGCCGCCTTATCAAAGGCAGATAGTTTTGCAATATTCTCTTTCCCTGATTTAAAGAACTCCGAGTCAGCGTCCATCATACCAGCATATAGTTTCTCTATTTCCGTTGACTTCTCTTCGTTGTTGTCACGCCACCTCTTGAGTTCCTCACTTGCAGCAGCCTGTTGAGCATCTGTCATGTGAATAAATGATTCTAATTCTTTTACATTGAGACCATTCCTATTCGCTTGATATTTAAGCTCTTCTTTATATAATTTCTCTGCGAAGTCTTTATTTTGTGCTGCGAGATCCTGCTTCAACTGCATGGCTGATCCTAATGCTAACCTACGTTCCTTATCACTTAAACCTTGGTCTTCAACTCTGAATTCCAATTTGGCAATCTCGTTTCTCATATCAGCCGCTTGAGATATAAAGTTATCTTGTGCGTTTTGTATTTCATCAAGGGCGTTGATATATTCCTTGGCTGCGGATGCAGCTCCTCTCATTTCCGCACCAACTCCCATAACGGCAGTGGCTGCTGCTATAGCAGCTTCTTCGAATTCTCCTTTGAATAAAAGCTTAGCAACATTTACCAGGTCTAATATTCTCTGGCGTAGTACATCAATGACGGCTCTGATTTGTTCCAGACGAACCTGCCATTGAGTCATACCTGAATCCGTTGATTTGATTATTTTAGCCAGTCCTGCGATTGCCCCTATGAGTAGGGTGACTGCTAAAATGATTGGGTTAGCCATTAACACCTTCATGGCATGTGAGATTGACTTCGCTATATTTCCAACGAGTCCACCTATCTTGGCTCCAGCGCCTTCAACTTTTCCTCCGAGTCTCCCGAAGAATCCGCCCATCTTTTTGGTGTCCTTACCAGTTTGTGTTCCTAATTTTTTACTGGCTTTTGATGCATCTTCACTGGCTGATTTAAAACCCTTAGCCGAGCCATCTATTGCTACACCTACACTAATATTCTTTTTATTGGCCATGCTGCATTGAATTTATTTGTTCTGTTAATTTTCTCATATCCTCCTTAGACATTGTCTTCTTAATCTTTTTCTTATCCCATGGTAATGGAAAAAGATCTTGAGGACTCTTTACTGATCTTGTATTGATCCTGTCTGACATTACAATATAAAAACAAACTGTCCTAGTCCTCTCCCAGTCTTCTACATCCAGTTCCTCCAGTCCTTCCACTATAAAGTGTAGTTCGGATTGGCTCATCTTATCTAAGAAATATTCTGGTTGTATCCCCAATGACATGGCCTTACCATATACTGTTCCTAGGTTAAAATCTGAAGGAGGATCGAGTTTTTTTTTTCATCCTCTTCATCCTCCTCAAAGAGAATCTCTGTGAAGTCCACAAATGATTGAGGATAGAAATCTACCCTTTGTAGAAAGTCTTCATAAGATAATAAGAACTCCATATATGTTTCCCTCGCTCCAGCCTTAACAGTGTAGTAAAAAAGCTTCATGAGGCTTTCCGTTCCAGAGATGTCCTGAATCTTCTTACCTGTATGCTGCTCATATTCTATTAAAGCCCTAAAGGATAATCTAATCGGATACGTTATCGGTCCGATCTTCACATATTTAGTTTCCAGTAACTCTAATTTTTCCATATGTATGATATAAAATATGGTCCCCGGATAATATACCCGAGGTCCATATTGAGTTTATTCCTAGAATGATCCTAATGCAAAAGTGTTAGCTAGTTCAAAGGATACACTAAAGGTAACGTTGTCCTGATCGGGAGCTGTAATCTCCGCAGATGTAATGTAAAAGTTCCCTGTACAGTATTCGTGGGCTCCTTCATACATCCTTAAAGCTACAGGTTCACGATCAACAATAGTCTCTAACAAGTAGTTAACTCCTGTGTCACCAGAATAGAAAGCCATACCTTCACATGAACATGTTACGTCCATACGTCCGCTCTCACGAGCTGTATAAACTCCATTAGTCTTATTACTAGTATCACGAGCCGACATCGAAATCGACAATGAGTGACTAGTTGCATGTGCTATGGTGTTCCCGGTTCCGAGATCCATAAAGACGTCTCCGCCATTGATAATTGTGTCTGCCATAATCTTAATTATTTATGTTATTATTATTATCCGTTATCATTAACTCTAACGGTAAAGTTTATTCTTATTATAAATACATCAGCATCAATTTGATAAAACTCATCTTGACCTGTCATATAAATATCCTGTATATCAACTCCGGAATATATTCCATCTGTTAATTCTAGTGCTTCCCTAACTTGATAAGCTATATCAATAGTGTCTCCGTACTCTCTTGCGTAACTGGTAACTCTAAACTGAACTTCATCCTGAACCCAACCGGTCTTTGTATAAACAGGTGTAACTGAATCAATACCATATACTACTGCGGGTAACCCCGTTTCTACGGCCATGACTAATGGATATATCTTGTTTCCAATTAAATCTGTTAGTCCTGTAAATCCACTAAGGATTGCTGTAATTGCTTTTCCTATCATTTGTCACCTTTTTTATTAATCCTAATTATTGCCCGGTCAATTGCCAGATACCATTCCTGCTCAACTCCATCTTCTATTTCCTTGTCAGCTCCGATGTAAGCCTTTTCAAAGAAATGTGACCCTATCATCTTACCTGTCGCTCCCGAGCCCGTCTCTGACTTCCTGAATCGTTCCTGAGTACCGTTCTCAACTAGGTGTCCATGCCAACCTTTCTTTCCTCGACCTTTCATAGCACCAACTAATATTTCTATTTCCTTTGGTACTTGTAAAGTCCCTATTGATCTTAGAAGGTTCCCCGTCCTCTTTGGTACGTTTGCTTTCGCTCGCGCTACTAAAGGTTTTGTGGATCTCCTAAATGCATCAATGAAGATTTTACGTTGATCGATTTCAGACAGACTGTTAAAGAACTCCTCTAATTGTATAACTGATATATCTGACATTATAAGTTTATCTTATCTAACGATAACCTCAACTCCACTTTCCTTCCCATCTCTTCGATATAAAGTATCTCGTACCTATCTGTGGTTCCATCTATTTGAACTCTCATGGTATCTACGATCTCACTCCTATAACGAATCGTCAATTCCATTGATTTGGAATAGAAGATTTCATCATTGAGTAATATCTTATTACCACCTGAGTATTTGATTTCACCCCTCGTTGATATTGAAGATGTGTTATACGAATCTACTGACGCGCCGTACTCATCTCTGGTAGTGGTCAATGGATAAAACTCTATCCTATGATATTTGTTTCCCGTTGACATTACTTAATAGTCCAGTTTCGATATGGTGCAACGAGCCACTCGAACCCCCAAGGGATCTTGTTTATCGCTACTCCAATTATTGCAGGTTCTCTATTCTGATAAAAATGTCCAACGAGTAATAACATACCTTGCTTCAGTCTCAAAGGAAAAGTACCAGAATCATTTGCTGCTTGAATACCTGTTGTAACTGAATAACCTGTAAGGGTTGATCCTGTTAACAGTACCCATGTCAAACCTGATAATGATTGACCTATCTCTTGCTCCACGGCCATCTCGGTCATGTCTATTAAAGCTTGTATGTAATCATCATCGTCATAGAAGTCTATTCGGAGATGATCTTTAACTTCTTCTACGGTTAAAAATGTACTCATAATTATTCTTTTTTATCTTATAATATAATGGCCAGGAGGTGTTGTAAAAAACCTCCTGAACCATTGTACTGAATCGTAGTATAACCTACGATGCTTTAATCGACTGAGGATCGAAACTGTAAGCGTATGAGTTAAGACTTCCGCCTGAACCTGTTGCTCCACGAATACCTTTAGCATCGTAGAAACCGTTTACAACTATTCTAACCTGTCCTGTTGCTGCCAAGGTATAAGGATCCACGGTGATTTGTGTTCCACCCCAAGAGGCAATAACTAAATCTTTCCAGTTTCCAAATACTAAACCGTGACCACCGATAGGTGCATCTCCGCCCATGAAAACAACTGCGTTAGTAACCAATAAAGGATACCCGTTCATCATTCCATTTTCTGCTAAGAACTCACCACTTGATGTTGATTTATCAATACCCTTTAAAATTCCGCGACCAACAGAATTCGTGATGTATGCCATTGAACCTTCAACGTTTGCCGCTACTACTGCTGATTCCATAGCGATCATATTTACATGAGTCGGTACGATTGCTGCTGTGTCGGTAACACCTGATGTTAATGCCCAAAAGATACCTTCAGGTTTTGTTGCACTAAGTGCTTCATAACCCAGTATTGTTTCCTCTAACTTCCGGGCCACTGCTGTTTGGATATTATCTAACAACATAGCTTCGGCACCAGCGCCATCCTGTTGTAAGAATTGCAATGACACGTCAATAAATGCTGTGAGGCGTTTTGGCGCAAAATTTACTTCTGCAAAAGCTCCAGCTCCGTCAGTTGCTGTGTCAACTTCTGATTTCCATGCTACTGATGTTCCAGCATAATTTGGAATACTAACGTCACCTACTAAACCAGTAAGATATGTTGCTCCCGCTTGAGAGAAGATCAACTTATCAACTAGTGGAGGAAGGATACTTTGTTTCATTTCTGCAACAACTTCTTCACCCTGAGTTGATGTACCCGCTAGGATGTCAGCTCTCATTTCTTGAGGAAGGATAATATCACCAGTGATTTCAACGCCAGCTTTTCTACATTCTTTCTTTCCTAAAAGGAACATGTCGCGAGTTTCCTCGTCGAAAGGTTTGTTTTCAAGTTTTGCGTTTATTGCTTTGATTAAACTGAATTTAGGAGATTCTTTTCTCTTCTCCACTTTCGGTACAATCTTACCATCAAAGTTCTTGAACCCTAATGTTCTTTCTTGAAGTTCCAAGTCTTCCAACTGAGCTAAGTTTGTAGCTAGTGTACTTTTTTCTTCATCAGTTAGACTACGCTTCTCTGTTCCAGCGGTAGCGAATAATGCTTCATTCTGATCTAAAAGGACAGTTTTTTTGTCCTGAATTTCTAATTTTGTCATGTCTTATTATTTTTAATTTTAAACATTTTATTTTTTTGATACAGTAAACGTTCTTCATCGTCCATCTTGTATTCTCTGACTTCCTCTTCGATGATCACTTCGACAATAGGTTCCTCTATCACCGGCTTCACTTCAGGGATGTCCTGTCCTTCAAGACTTCTTACAAATAAGCTTGTATCTGAATAAGCCTCCGCATATACGGGGCTCATATCATATAGTAATTTGAACTGTGTTATCGTTCTTAGATAACTACCGTCCTTATTCTTCTCTATCTTCTGACCGTCCTTATCAACGGTGAATGCAAATGAGGACGACTTGATATCTCCTCTTTCTATTCCTTCAATAAGTTCGTTTCCTAAATCGAATGTTGGAGCTTCGAAACTATATCTAACTCCTACTTCATCAACATCAATTTTCATTGAGCCCTGACCCTTATCGGATCTTGCTAATAGTCCACGGCCTGGATTGTGATTCATGAGAGCTAGTATGTCTGATCTCTCAACTACTCCGTCCATGGCTGATGGTAATATAACTTCCCTAAATCCTCCTAAGTCTTTAGAGAGACTATTGAATACTATACCATATCCTGAGACCTCACGACTCTCAGTTCCTTCAACTGGTTTCGCCAGTCTTACTTCCGCTTTATCGGACCCAACCGATCTGATTTCCTTTTCCATCTTATTCTTTTATTTCTTCTTCTTTTATTACCGGCTTAGGTATGGGTGCGGGCACTGGCGCCTTCTGTCCCAATTTAGATATTGGAGACATGTTCACCTGCACAAGCGGACTGTCTGCGTTCTCATCTACATAACCTGACATACCTAATACAGCTCTAATCTCATTAACTGTGAATCCTCCTGACTGGAACATCTTTGACATATAATTAGCGCGAGTATCCATATTTGCTCTAAGGAGTTCCTCAACACGTAGTTCCAATTTGGTAGTTTCTCTAACTGATGGTCTGAAGAGTTTCCTGTTAAACTCGTTCTCGATTTTTGAATCCAGCGGACTTATTGTATCCGTCAAGAATCCTAACTGAAAGGCTTCAACATTACTATAAGTCTGGTTTGCTGAATCAAATAGTTTGGAAGGTGAGACTCCAAAGAATCTCGCTATCTCTGTCACATTGAATTCTCTTGTTTGTAACAATTGTGAATCTTGAGGGTTAATGGTGAGTTGTTTGAACTCTAACCCTTTCTCCATAACTGCGATTCCACCAGGTGAACCTGTTGTAGTATCAAAGGCTGCTGCCCATGATGCCTTAATTGCTTCCGCCTTGTCCGGTGTGAGTTTACCCTCCACACTCAGAATTCCACCAGCGTTCATACCTGAACTGTAATATCCTTGAGCCGTTAACTCAGCTGATAAAGATAGTCCCATTGATGTTGCCGCATGTGTTAGTGTCGAGACACCAATATATCCGTTGTATGTAAAGTTCAAGATATGTAACATATCCTCACCACCGATCTTATCAAGATCCTCTCCAGTTCCTGTTTCATAATAAACATTCCCATCTTTCATTATGTACATCTTCACTGATTCATTGATGAGTTCTAGTCGTTCCGGATCTCCACGTAAATCCCTGTGTATTTTTACAAACGCATTACCTTCTAGTAACATCTTTGATACAATGGTCTTCATAAAACTAAACTTACTCATACCTATATTAGGTGATAAGTTCAACATCTTATTTTGAGGATGGAAGGGTTTTGTTACGAATCCTTTCATCGAATCCCATTCCGAGATATCCCATGACTGTGAAGCCACGGCATCTGACACAACATCAACTGCCCGGTATACAGCAGAAAGCTGCATAGCTGCCGTTGCTGTTATAGGTGTAGAATTATAACTTCCATATGGAAGCCCTACTGCGGTAGTTGGGAGAATAGATAAACCTCTCTCCTCAATACCCATAGTCTTTCTTAATATTCTTTTAAATATATTATCTGCCATGGTTAAAGAATTTCTCTCTTTGTTTAGCGGCTATTGCAGCTCGTTTCTTTCTTAAATTCCTTCTACGTCTAGGACTGATTGCCCCATCTACTACTACCTTTGTTTTCTTCTCATCGTCGATATCGACTTCGATTTCATAATAAACCTCGTCTATTTCTAATTCGGGTTTAGTTCTAGCCACGGGAGTGGCGAGTGGTTTCTTCTTTGATGTTCTTGTGATTGTTCTTGTTCTTTTTTTCGCCATAATTAAAAAATTTGAGTGCCCTTTGATTCAGCGGTATAGTCCATGTATGCGCCGAGAGCTTGTAACATGGCGATAACACCATCTATCTTCTTCTTTTCAGAATCCTTCATCGGCTTAACATTTCCATTAAAGTCCTGCTTTAGTATAACGTTCCTTATACAATATCGGGTAACAGGATTGTTATCCATAAATATACGCCCGGATAAAATTAACCTTTCGAACTCCTTTGTAACGTTATTAAAGTTCCCAATATTCTGTCCATATGGTATTACATTAAAACCTTCGTCGGTCATCTGAACCGCCCATTGACTACTGTTATACTTATCGTAATATACGCTATAAATCTCTGAAAGTGTATTGACCCTTAACATGTCATCTGTTATCCGATCATAGTCTGTAACGTTCCCTGATGTTGATTTGAGATACTTCCCATAGATCCATTCCCGATATAACACCTTGTCAATATGTACCCGTTTCTTTAAACTGTCTTGAGGGATGTAATACTCGTTCTTAAAGTAATACGTATTACCACTTACATATAAATATGATGTCGCTGTTAAATCTACATTTTGAGCCAGGTCAACTCCAGCAAATATAGGTTCGGGATTGTTCTCAAAAAACGACCATGGTATATCCTTCTGAGCCGCTATAACGTAATCGTCGGGTATCCACGTTTGTGCCGAGTCACACCAGATGTTGAGGTTCTTTGTCTTTACTCCCACTTCATCACTAGGACTGTTCTTCGCTTGTAAGACTTCCCGGGCGATGAAACTACGATTAACAGTAATGTCCATGTTGGGATTTGACTTCCTCCATACCTTCTCGTCTGTCCACTCATCCTCTTCGTCCAAACTGAATATCACTGAAAAGAACGAATCATCTACCTTTGTTCCTTTTATAATTTCCGTTGCTACTGTTCTCAAGTCCCAACATGGTAAACTTTTGTCGAACCCAGCGGTTGTTATTGTAATCAACATAGGATTTACTCTCATCCCCTGAGATGATCTGATGACATCTCTTACCTTCGAATCTTGAGCGGAATGGTATTCATCGATTATCCCACACGAACAGTTATACCCGTCCAGGCGCGAGGAATCCGCTGATAGTACTTTAATGAATGAATTGGTCTCTTCAACATGGATATCCTTAAATCTTGTCCTATATCTGTCCTCGTTGGGATCCAGACCATGAACGAAGCCATTTACCATTTGGAACGCTATTTTGGCTTGATCTAAGCTATTTGCGGTCAATAAACACTCTGCACCCATCTCATCGTCGCCATCTAGGTGATAAAGTACTAAAGCACAAATAAGAGCTGTTTTTCCGTTTTTTCTCGCTACTTCAAGATATACGTTCTGAAATCTTCGTAATCCTGACTTTTTCCAATAAAAACCGTACATATTAGCGATAATGAACAGTTCCCAGGGTTCCAACACGAAATTATTTCCTGCATGACTTCCCATGAAGTGTTTGATGGTCTTAATGTAATCTACGACCTTTTGAACCTTTTTTTTGTTAAATACCAGGTCTTTTCTCTTTTTATCACGCTCATATCTACTAATAGCGTTGAGTAAGTGAATTCCAGCGGGAATCTTACCTTGTTTAACCTTCCTGATATAAGTTGAGAGTGGTCTACTGAAAAGACCTGAATTCCACGTTCGGGCCTTTGTTTTTCTTGTCTTTTCGATACTTTACGATTCTATCTAAACCTATCTTGACGAGATATCCGACTAACGCTCCTATTATTGCGAGGATAACTGTTGTTATTACCATGTCGTGTGTTGGGAGAGATCCAGCGACGGCTCCTGCGGAACCACCTATTACTGGAATGCTGTCAGTCGAAATTACTCGATCAATTAAGGGTTTTATCATTGGATTGAATTAAGATGTCAATTTTATTGATTGCAGTTCCCAAAGTAATCTGTACTTCTATAATTGGACTTTGGGGATTATTTAATAAATACCTCGCTCTTTCCAAATCAGCTTTAAGCGACTCTAAATCTGTTATTGTTTGAACTTCTAACGATTTCTTGTTTTCCATTTATTACTTATTTTTCTGTTTATTAACGTTTTGAGGAGTATACTGTATTAAATAATCCTTAATTTCTTTAAGAATAGAGCATTGTTCATATTCCTCTGAATCTTCTAAATGTTTGATTGAATTATCCAATATCTTGTTCAATATTACCTTTTTCCGATGTATTGACGTTTCAGTGAATATATTTGAGAAGGCATTATCTAAAATACTCTGTTTGATCCTATTTTTAATGATTTCATTAAAGGATAGATATTCTTTGGTAATACCAATGTCGCCTATATTAATCGGATTGCTCATTTAAAAAAAAAGGGAAGTTTGAGGAAAAACTAGTAAAAAATGGGCTTAAATAAAAATAAAACCCCAAACATTCCCTTTATATAAGTATACTGTTAATTATTGTTGACTTCGACTCCTTTCCCTTTCGGAAGGGTCGAGTCACCAATTGGTCCATTTAAGTGTCCCGTTTTCCCTGTCGGGAACGGGACTTAATAACGGTCCTTACTATATTAAAGACTTACTTGAGTTAATAGAGAGTTCTTCCTGTATTCTTTTGCAGATTACAGGGAGAACACTTACTTTCGTAAATAGGTAAACCAGATAAGATGGATACCCTTGGCCCTCAATTGACGCTTATCCGCCTGTACTTCGCCCCGTGACTCGTTGTGTTCTGTGGCGTACCCTGTCGTACTACTTCCCCGCGGTAAGGTGTTCTTTTGAGTAACCCCGCAAACGCCCTATATCCGGGATCCTCGATTACTCACATTGATAAATATACATAAGATATAGCAAAAGACGAAATAACAGTAACTTTATTTTGTGTAATATTTTTATCGTTATATGTTGTAAAACATAATCTTTTGATAGGCGGTCTCGATATTTATTGTTATATTTGAAAACATATGAAAAATTACACTACGTACACGAGCGGGTCAGAAAACGTGACTATTGTTAAAGTATACACGTTTAGCACAACCCCTACACAAGTCCAGATGGACATCATGGCGGATCATGAAGGGTCCCTAGACGTACACGACATGTTACCACTAATGGACGGCCGCGGGGTGTTGTTTGTTAACGCAGACACACTTGAAGACTTTACCATTGAACTATCAATTCCCAAACCAATTAAAAAGGTAGAATATGGTAAAGAGAGCGGTTGAAGTTTATCGTGAGTATAGACAAAAAACATCAGAAGTTCAAGCGACGAATGAAGTTAGAGTACTTCAAAAGAGGATCTTAGAACTTCAAATGGAAATAAGAATACTTAAAAAATTGTTGAATGAAAAATGAAAGATGGAAACCAGTTAAAGGATACGAGGGTCATTATGAGATCTCGGATCATGGAAGAGTTAAATCGTTAAAGAGGAATATAATACTTAAAACTCGTAAAAATAGAGATGGATATCGTATTGTCAATCTATCTGAAAATGGGAAACAAGATACGTTTTTGGTTCATCGATTGATGGGAATATCTTTTATTCCGAACCTAAATAATTTACGTTGTATTAATCACTTGGATGGAATAAAGGAAAACAACGTTCTTGATAATATAGAGTGGGTCACTCATAGTGAGAATCTACTTCATGCGTATAAGATAGGATTGAGGTTACCTACTAGTGGTGAGAATAATGGTATGTCTACCCTAACAAATAAAGAGGTGTTAGAGATTAGGGACCTTAAAGGGAAATATAACCAAACGGAAATTGGTGACTTGTATGGTATTTCACAGCCAGCCGTTTCCGGAATATTAAGTAAAAACACGTGGGCATCTATTTAGCATGTAACTCAGCATGACATTCCTCACATACGGACATAACGTTATTCTTATCATACGCTAGTTCTTCAATCTCGTCTTTATTTCTTCCAGTGATGAAACTAATTATATGATGGACGTGATCCATTTGACGAACCCTTCCTTCCTTTTCACATTTCTCACATAGAGGGTTGTCACGACGTTTCCAGTCTCGAATGGACTTCCACCTTCTATCAGCATAGATGTGTTGGTAGAAGTCCTTATTTAGACTCTGAGGGGGTTTATTCTTCTTACCTAAATTAATCCTTGGCACGTTTCTTATACTTAGTTCCTATCCTATATCCATTCTTTGATGTAATGGCATTCTTCAATAACATCTTATTCCATTTACCAGTATGGTCACAAAAACCTTTCTTATAAAAGATCAACCCGTGTTTTTTCCATCCGATAGCTTTGAGGAAAGTATCAACCGACTCCTTCTGAGCAGCGTTCGCGTATGTATAAGGTTCATTAGGTACTCTCACATCTGGTCTCTCTCTATATTGTTCCTTTACCTTGATAGCCCGGGCACGTTGCCAGGCTATCTGACACTGCCTACAAGATCCTTTACTCTTACCATTGGGAAAATGATAATAGTCCTCGTCAAAGTCTTTAGGTAACTTACATTTAGGACATATCTTTATTCTAACCATACTATAAATATACAAAAGATTTTGATAAGTCCAAAATATTGTTTATATTTATATATACATATTATATTATTCACAGTTTGATAAACGGGTTGCCTTTGGTGTAAGGGACCCGTTTTTCTATTGGGGTCGATGGTTACAGCGCTACCCCCTATTTATTTTCGCGCCCCCCATGCCCTTATTTATTGCCGACCTGGCGGTCGGTCTGGGACCCTTAATCAATAACGACTTGAGACTTATTATAAGGACTATTGAGACCGACCCGCTAGGGGAGGTAATCACAGTCCTGGATCGGGTCCTTTTTGCTAAAAGGCGGGGGTCGATGGTATATGAATTATGATTCCGTACTTTGGACGAGTTTGATTCCGTACTTTGGACACCGAGCGCGGGGTCCTCACTCTTTAGGTTTCTTCTGTTGTTGATATGCTCTTAACCCCATCAACGCGGTGATGAAGATCAGGAGTTCATAGTATTCTTTGTCTGTGAATATGACCAGGTATATGACTACCAACGAGAACACATACGCCATGACCTTCTTTGAACTGAATTCCTCAGCTCTCTTATATGTTTTGTATAATATTTTATTCATTATACCATACTTGATAGTAATATTCAACGGCGTACTCAGGCTTAATGATATACTTATCACCTAACTTATACTCACCTTTAATTAACTCCTCCATGGTGTCATATGTACTCTTATGTATGTTATGTTTTGATACGCCGTGGCCATAAACATCAACGAAATGTACCTGCCAGAGTGTGTCTAGATTAAAGACTATTATTGACCCTACATATATCATTCTGGTATAGCCAGTGAATCCAGTACTATGAACTCTCCTGCTGATACTGTGTATGTATCAACGATGTTAACTATGCGTACCTCATATAGGTATCTACTAGGCGTGAGCTCTGTATCTTCCTCTTCTAATCGGAAGGTAACGGTTGAGCCTGTTGTAACACCGCTCATCTCTATGATGTTGGTAGCGTCAGCCTTATACTTCTTTACATAGAATGTTCCATCATAACCTGTAAGGTCCTGAAGATTAATAGTCACCTCAATGTCTACTGAGTTCCCTTCATATATTGTTATCTTATTCATATCTATAATTTTTTTCTTTTATTAGGCAAATACCCCTGATGATGTAAATGTGTGATAAGTATAACCGCCCGCCTCTGATATAGTTCCACCAGTTGCGGATGGAGCACCTATGTATCTTATTATAACTATTCCACTACCACCGTCGCCACCTTTAGTAGTAAGATAACCACCGCCACCACCGCCACCAGTGTTTACAGTACCACTTGTTCCAGCTCTAAATCCCACATCAGAGTATCCACCTCTACCGCCGCCACCAAGACCACCAAAGCCGTGCTCGTCTGCGCCACCTGCTGCATTTTGATGAGCTCCGCCACCGCCGCCGCCAGCAACCTCAATACCATACCAAGTTGTGCCATCTCCACCATCTCCACCCCATGTTGCGGATGATTGAGTTTCTCCTGAAAATAATGCACCGCCGCCACCAGCGCCATTATACACTGAAGCTTGCTCTATACCTGTTCCACCATCTTTTCCTTGTGAGCCAGTACCACCAGCCATATCATTAGTTCCACCGCCACCAGAGCCACCGTCACCAACTGAATATCCACCATCATTAAAATCACCACCTGCTCCACCGCCTATTGCGGTGTATGATGCTGTTATTCCACTAAAGATTGTATTATTACCATTTGTTGCATCTGTCTGTGTAGAACCAGTTCCACCATAACCACCATCACCAATGATAACATCAAATTGTGTTGTTCCACTTGTATGGTCAGTATCAATTATATATCCACCAGCGCCACCACCACCACCTTCATACCAAGGATCACCAGTCTTACCAGATCCACCGCCGCCACCGCCTGCTACCAATAAAAACTCGAAAACAAGATCTGATGGTCCTTTAAACATTAAATCACCTGATGGGTCGAATGTCAGTTTCTTATTTTGGTCTGTATATGTTCCGTTATATGGCATCTTTCAGTATTATTTATTTAATTGTTCTTTAGCTTCCTTAACTGTGAATTCCATTATATTTTCACCAGTATTTAAATATATTCTCACTGCTTCTATCTTATGTTCTTCTTCTGTCTTAATGTGGATATAATCACATAATTTATAATATATCTGATCAATTTTCCTTTGAGATGTTACCATAATGTATTTTTATATAAATATACGTAAAATCATCATTAATAAAAAGTACCAGCTCCTCCGTTATATAAGGTACTAACATCGTCAGTTGATAATGCTCTCGTCCATAATGCCATCTCATCAATTAGGCCCCTATAATAATATCCATCTCCAACATCAGTTCTACGGCCTATTAGGAAGTTTGCATTTCCTGCTTGTAATGGATTTGACTGTTGGTCATCGATAGAGTCACCATTTCTATACATAGTTGCATAGGCGCTACCATCTAGAGTGTATACAATATGATACCATCCTTCTGTTGAGAAAAAGTCTGTTAAAGTATAAGCTAAGTTCCCATAAACAGGACTATAAAATAATAATCTAAGTCCTGTATCTGAGACTTGGTTAAACATCATTCCATTTGATGATCCGTAATCCGATACTAAACCACCACTATCGGTTAACCCAGGAATATAATATGCCCAGAAACTTAATGTCCAACCAGTAGGTTGACCACCTAATATGGTTAAGAGGTTATCTCCTGTATCAATACCTTTTAAGTTTTCTACAATGAAATTAGCACAACTATTATTTATTCCAGTTGTACCTGTCATAATACCTTCTTCTGTGGCTGTTCCATCATATGAACCTTTTGAGTCTTCGGCATTAGTACCTGAATTTTCATCAAATCTCCAATACGATGTTAAATCTACCCATAGGGGATTCACATGCGACCATATTGTCTGTCCTGAGAATATAAGGAGATCAACTTGTGATGTCTCATACATTAAGTTATCAATATTCGATGTTCCGTATTTTGATGTTGACATATTATCCTATTATTATATATAGCGTTGATGCTGTTGCTCCTGTTCCTAAGGCCGTATATTCTGATTGAGATAGTGTGACCGCATTTTCACATTTCGTTGTTCCTGTATATGTATCTGTTGTATTTGTAACAAAATCTGCATTTATTCCAGATGTTCCACTTGAGCCAGAAGATCCACTTGTACCTGAAGAGCCACTTGTACCTGAAGAGCCATCAGCACCTTGAGCACCACCTAAGTTTACATCCCAAGCTGTATATGAACCTGAACCTGTTTCTGCAAGAATATTACCAACTAAAGCTCCTGTTCCTGAGTCATATGAGGTAACAGTACCTTCCATAAAGTTACCACCATCATATCCGATTACTAATGACTGCCCTGCGCTATATGCCAATCCAGTATCAACAGTTAAACTTTGAGTTCCTCCACTAATTGTTAAAAATGAGGTTGAGGTTGTTGAAAATACATCACCTGAATCTCCTGAAGATCCTGAAGATCCACTTGAACCTGAAGAACCTGAAGACCCTGCCGTTCCAGATGTACCGGATGTACCTGATGTTATTGTTTCACCACTTACTATAAGTGTTTCTGATATATTAAATTTTGTACCAAAGAGTGTTCCTCCTGAGTAATAGAAATCTCCGTATGTTGTTCCTGAATAACCACTAGTTCCTGAAGATCCTGATGTTCCACTTGAACCAGATGTTCCACTTGAACCAGAAGTACCAGATGATCCACTTGATCCAGATGAGCCAGACGAGCCACTTGAACCAGATGATCCATCTGTACCAGATGTTCCACTTGTACCTGAATCACCTGAAGAACCACTTGAACCAGATGTACCAGATGTACCAGATATTCCACTTGAGCCTGAAGAACCACTTGAACCAGATGAACCAGATGTTCCAGATGTACCGGAGGTTCCAGATGTGCCCGAACTTCCAGATGTACCGGATGTACCATCGGCGCCTTTTGAGCCACCAACGTTGACAGTCCAATCTGTACCTGAGCCCGACCCAACGATTTCTGTGATATTTGATACCATTGCCCCAGTACCATTGTCATATGATGTTACCGAACCTTCCATGTAATTGTCACCATCAATAGCTATTACCATAGATTGACCAGGAGTATATGATAGACTAGTATCAACTGTTAAGCTTTGTGTTCCACCACTTATTGTTAAAAATGAATTTGATGTTGTTTCATATAGATCACCAGATAATCCTGAAGATCCTGAAGATCCACTTGAGCCTGATGTACCTGATGTACCTGAATCTCCTGATGAACCTGAATCTCCTGAAGACCCTGATGTTCCACTTGAGCCTGGTGCTCCATTAACGATTTCCCCACTATATTGAGTGATGGTTCCGCTTATTCCTGTTGTTACAATTGTTTCTGTACTCATATCTTATAAATATCTTGTTATTATTATTAAGGCATACTAGGTGTTGGTGTAGGTGTCGATGTTGGATATGGTGTTGCTGAAACAACGGGGTTTCTGGGCGTAACAGTTATGGTTCCATTTGAGGTAAACGTGTGTATTACGTAAGGGTTATCATGAGTAATTGTTCCTCCTGATATTACATAATCTCTAGTTTCGGAAAGAATATATCTGAACCCAACTATTCCTGATCCACCAGTTCCACCATTATATGCTACTCCATTATCGTACCCACCACCTTGGCCTCCTTGGCCTGTGTTTATAACTCCATTGGTACCATCTTCTTGACCAACTGTGTTACCTAGTCCTCCTATACCAAATTCAATACCACTATAAGGACATACTTTTCCTGTTGTTGCTCCATCACCAGCTCCCGCTCCTGCACCATTTGCTCCTGAACCATCCCACGCATCTCCACCAAATGGGGCTGATACTGACCCTCCGTGATTTCCATTATATCCATAATCGGGTGATCCACCAGGTATTGGAATTATTGTAAATCCCATAAAATCATATGTTGCTCCACCACCATTTCCACCAGGTTTTCCTGCCATTTGATCTGATACACCTGAACCAGCGAATCCTCCTTCACCACCACCATATGCAATAAGAGTACCAATGCTTGATGAGTTCCCTATTAATCCGTTATATGGGGGCTGATCGAAAAATATCTGGTGGCTTCCGTTTCCAACTACCACGTCATAAGAACCAGGGCCTATATATGTATTACCTGAGATGATAACCTGACCGCCTCCGCCGCCTCCTCCTGCACAATCTCCAAGCGTTGATCCATCACCACCTGGTCCTCCAGCACCTACCATACATATATCAATTTTTGGGAACGGTTCGAGTAATACCAGCGTGTCCCTATTGTATTGAACCTTTTGTGTAGTGTCTTCCAGATAAACATAACCCCCTACTTGTTGTGATAATCCCATCTTATATATTCCTCCCGCATAACTTAATAAAATCTATTGACAAAAAGTGTGATGATATACCTGATGATGTGTGTATAATTTTTATATGTACTGTGTCATTTTCCACATAGATATGTCCCTCTGGTATGTTGAATGTATGCCAGGCCTGGTGATCATTATCTACTAACACACCTATTGGTTCATACGTTGTGTCGTTATTTAATATCTCTACCAATACCTCGTGATTAACTGCCCCTTGATATCTTCCATAAAAAACTAGTTGATATGGGGTATGTGTTAATCCTGAGAATCCGAAATCTACGGTGAGAGGGTCTCCACCAGATGTTTCACCTATTACCCACGATGTTCCATTCTTTACCAACGTATCTGAGAACGATCCTCCGTCTATATCACCTTCTAGAATTGTCCCTGAATCAGGTAAAAACTCTGCTTGTAATGTATAACCGCTTAATAGATATTCTCCAGTTACATCTACATCTCCAGTTACATCTAAATCAATATCTATTGTTACTGAACCTTCCACCGATAAATTTCCACCAATCACTTCTTCCGGAGTATATAAAACATCAGCCTCATAATAGAAATCCGTATCTGTAACACCATAACTTGTACCAGATGTACCTGATGTTCCACTTGTACCATCGGATCCTGCATCACCTTGTGTTCCTGACGTACCAGAAGTTCCACTTGAGCCAGATGTTCCTGAAGAGCCAGATGTTCCAGACGTGCCACCACTATATATAACATTTAATACTGATCGGCTACTATTACTACTACTACCACCAATTGTGACTGAACTTGTCTGTCCATCTCGTCTTGTTGGGATTAATTCTTGTTCTAAAATTGTTATTGCCATACTATGTTGATTCTATACTCCATACGTCATTATCAGTATCTATTGTTATACCGCCTGGTGTGCCTGATGTAACATAGATATCTGTTATTGTTATGTCTGCTAACCCTTCAGAGGATCCACAAAAATTCTCATTAGCTATTATTTCAGCAGTCCCGATATTTGCTGTTGAGCCAGATGTAACACCTGACCATATATATACATTTTCATCCTCTGTGCATTTCTGAGGTGCATCCTCCTCCTCAATATCATCTTGAAAGGCGAAGGACCCATGAATTGCAGCATCAATATCATATGTTAGAGTCACATAAGCAGGATCGATGGGTCCACATAGTATCCAATTCTGACAACCCTTAGCATATATTGTTAAAGTAATGTTAACAGTACTTGTTCCTATATTTCCTACTGTTAAATCTCCATCCGGGGTGAATCCTACTGCTCCTGCAGCAGGAGGTGTAGGTGTAGGATCAGGAGGTGTAGGTGTAGGTACTGGGGTAATATCAGGTAAATCCTCATATTGATTTGCTACTTCTAAAAGTGTAGCATCTACTGATTCATCCTTATCATTATATGATCCATTCAATACATAAAAATTAAGGCCAGAGAGATAATCATCATTCAATAATTTATATCTAATCCCCAATAAGTCATCACTAACATCTAAACTAACATTTAATTTCTTTCGAGGTTTTTGATATTGACTCAATAATTGTTGACATACATGCCATTGTGTTGTATGATATTCTGTTTCACCAGTACGATAAAGTCCAACGATATTTGTTCCTTGTGGAATCATTGTATCTGAACTAAATGCACCTTTTGATGAGCCATGACTACCTGTTCCATTATTTAATTCTATCTTTAATTCTGAGTGTTTAATATAATCTTCAGCTGATGGTAATCGTCCTTGTGTTAACATTCCAGAATTTGAGATAACTGACTTATTTCTATTTAACATTCTGATTCCGACATTTGTTATTAATATATTTAATATTACTGCTTCTGCATCCAGAAGTTGGCCGTCACCATCCCATATTGTAGGCTCAGATATTTCCTTATATAATTTTAATGTTATAGGTCCATTCAATAAACTGATATTAGCACAAGCCTCCTCTGAAAGATCCATTGTTCTTACTACTGTTGTCCATGTATCATTTATTCTTGAGTCATCCTCGGTAACGTAATACGTAGGCTTATAAGTGGTAACCCCTAACCAACGCCATTCCCACACTCTATCACCTGTTCTTTTTGCAGTACGCCAGTCTGCATCCGACTGTCTTACAAAAGATGATTCTATTGAAGGAGCTGAAGACCATTCAGGACTTTTCTTACCAACATAAGAGTGATTTCCAATACGTAATTCATATCCAGCAAAATACCCTCTAGATATTACCTGTCCAGCTTCAGCAGGTGTTAAAATATTATTTTCATTTTTTGTATTAACAAATATATCATATGATAATTCTAAATACAGATTATCATCTTGCTTGATAACAGTATTTGGGAATGTGTATTCTACATATTTTGAATAATCTCTTTGCCCCGATGGTAATGATATCTCTTGCTTTAAATAGTATGTAGGTGGCCCTGTAATATCTGGTGCGTTATCGTTATCTGTAACTTGTCTTATTGCTGAGAAATATGAACCTTCATTATTTAGATACCACCCGTTCAATATAACATCATTTGTATAATCAAAGGTTGCTCCTGTCGTCCATGTTGGGAATCCTGTCATATTTTCATCAGCGTCCATATCATATCCGCTAGATGTAAAAGTATAAGGATCATATTTAACATCTATCTGATTGAATGATTTTGCCATATCTAAAGACTGTCCTGTCTTGAACCATGGAATATCTGTATCTATTGTCTTAAAACCCCCTAGACTTGTATTAGTTTCAGTAAAACTATATCCTGTATATAACGAATATGTTTTGGCGATATCAGGTTGTCTTAATTGTACTGGGTCGAATACTATAATCTTATCAGCGCTGAATTCCATAACTAATCCCAACCCTTGAAAGATTGAATCTAATACCTGTCTGCACGTTATAGGATTATCTGATTCATCATAATAGTTTTCATTGTTTACTGTGAGTCCAATAAATAGATTTGTGTAACCGGTTAATGTTAACATGTAATCATGTACAGATATTAGTTCTGTATACTTGTTCTCGAGCTTATCTAATATAACT